ATGATGATATTGTGCAGCAGTATTTCGAAATAGCAGAAACTGATGATAACAACAAGCCTAAAAAGTTGGTAATGAGTGATTTAGGAATGAATTTAGTTGTTGATTCAAAATCGTTATATGCTGATAATGAAATATTCAAACAAGATATTTTTACACTTCCTTGCGTGTTTGGTATAGGTGATCAGTTAGGAAGTGATATAAATACGCTTGAACAACAAGGTTGGTTTATTTATGAATAACATACAAACAGTGCTAAACAAGACACGTAAAGATAAGTTTTTACTTACCTTTTCTTTACCTAATGCACTTAAAAAAATCCAATCAACTACTAGAGATAACCAGTATATTAATCAAGATACGATGCAATTTTCTATATTTGGTACAATTGTGCCGAAAGTTGAAAAACCTTCTGTTGAAATACGATACGCTGGTAACACTTTATACAACTCTGCGCACTCTATAAATCCGTTTCCTCCAGTTGATGTTAAGTTTACAATAGACAATAGATATAACAACTATTGGGTGATATATCAGTGGTTGAACCTATTGCAAGATGAAAAAACAGGCATATATGATCAACGTAATTTGTCTGATCCAGATAATTTTCAAGATTATCAAACAGAATTCATAATTACAGCTTTAGATGAATATGATAATAAAGTAGCTACATTTACCTACACAAAAGCTTTTCCAGTAGCATTAGGGCAACTTGATTATGATTACCGTAATGGTGAAGAAATGGAATGTAATTTCTCTTTTGTTTTCTCACAGATGCGTATAAATTTAATCAATACGTAAAAAACATAGTTGAAAAATAATAAATATTGATATGGCAACAAGAAGAACTATCCAATCACCAGGTGTTGAAATTAGAGAATTTGATCTCTCTGAAAGACTTTCACCGCCTCTCGGTACCAGTGTTTATATTACAGGTTTTGCAAATCAAGGTCCAACAGATGAAGTTACAGAAATCTCTACAATGGGTGATTTTGAACTTATCTATGGTAAACCAACAAATGCAGCAGAACGTTATTTTTACCACACTGTAAGAGCATCTTTTCAAAATAGAAATACACGAGTAAACGTTAATCGCTTACCATATGGTACAGCAAGCGGTACCGGATTTGGTAGCTTTTATACAGCTCTTGTATTCCCAGCTCAGTTTTATAATGCTAACACTAACACTTTGACTTCAAATCTTGATGGTCTCTCTGGTGTATATTTCTTAGGTAAGCCAAAACAATTTTCACTCACTAAAGATCAATACCAGTCGATTGTAGATGGTACAGGATTTACTTGGTCCAAGACAGCATCTGCAACTTCACAGATTGGTGGTATTGCTAACTTTGGTAATGCTGGTGCAATTGTTGTTAATAAAGGCCAAACTACCATTGATCAAGGTTTCAAGGGTTATTATATCAGCATGGTTGATAACGTCGATGCTGATAACATTGGTTCAAGCTTTAATAAGATCCAGACAGCTCTTACAGTATCACAAACAGCTGTTGGTGGTTTAACCAATTATACGACAATCCCAGGAAGCGTATTAACATTCAGTCTTACAAGTGCGGCTGGTAATACATCTGACTCACTTTCATATGTGATGGAAACAGCATCAAAGGGTTATATCATTGGTAATGATAACCAATTTGATGACGTTCTCAATGTTGGTGTGTTTAAGCTTAATAGTAGTGTATTCCTTGACGATCCGAATAAACTTATATACGTTCCTCAAGAACTTTACACCGGTTCATTTACCGATCCATTCAGACAGTTTGCTCCAGCAAATGGTGGTGCTCCTGTAACATATTCGTTACAGAATATTATTGCTGATAGAAGTGCAAACATTTCATTACTTGTTAACCCTTATATTACAAACCAAGCTCTTGATAGCATTGGTAAAGGTACTTCATATGACTCAAATAGTTCAGTGAAGACCCTTAAGAAGATAAGAACAGTTAACAACAACATGATTAGTAACTACACAACTTTGTCAAGTTATGTTGGTTATAATATTCCAAGTGCAACAATTAATTCAACTGTTAGCGCGCTTGGTTATGTAGATTCACTTCTACCACTTGGTACATATTCACCAACAGGCCCTCAAAATGACAAGGTTGTTGGTAATGTGGTTGATAAGCTTAATAGATCGATGGCAAAAATCAAAGACGATGAACTTTATGACATCGATATGGTTCTCGAAGGTGGTCTTGGTACAATCTATTCATTTACACAAGTAACCGGATTGTCATCATATGATGATACAACAAATAATCAAACATGGAATGCAGCATTAACAAGTATTCAACGTACATCAAGTATAACAGGTACTGATATTCAAACATATTACAATGCAGTTGTAAATGAATTCTTAGCTGTTGCAACAACATATCAACAAGGTGGTCGTGGTGATACATTCTTTATTGCAGATCCAATTAGACATCTCTTTGTACAAGGTGCTAATACAAAAGTATCCGAAGGTGGTTCATTTGTATTCTCACGAGACATTTATTGGGCATTAAGAAACCTTTATAGCAGTGTAGATACTTCATATGCATCAGTGTATGCTAACTGGGTTGCAGTTATCGATAGTGTAACAAACGTTAAGACATGGGTACCATCTTCAGGTTTTGTTGCAGCTCGTATGGTAGCAACAGACGATCTTATTGGACCATGGATTGCACCAGCTGGTTTTAACCGCGGTATACTTCAAGGTGTTGTTGATATTGCATTTTCACCAAATCAACGTCAACGTGACGATCTCTATAAAGCAAGAATGAATCCAATTGCCCAGTTTCCTGGACAAGGTAATGTGATTTTCGGCCAGAAGACACTTCAAACTAAGCCAAGTGCCTTCGATAGAGTGAATGTACGTCGTGGTTTCCTTTACTACGAAAAATCAGTGAAGAAAACAATGAAGTTCTTCGTGTTTGAACCTAACACAGAATTTACTCGCAATAGAGTGTTAGCTACACTTAACCCATTCTTCGAAAGAATTAGAGCTGCAGAAGGTGTTTACGACTTCTTAGTTGTCTGCGATGATCGTAACAATACACCGGATACAATTGATGAAAATGAGCTTATCATTGACATCTATCTTAAACCAGTACGTGCTGCAGAATTCATTCTTGTTAACTTCTACGCTACAAGAACCAGTGCAAACTTTGAAGAATTGGTAGCAAGAGCGTAATAGAACAATCAACATAAATAAATCATATGGCATCAATTAATCAAAATATTCAAACGTTTTATACACAAGCTGCTAATAAGGATTTCTCTAGAGATTTCCTTTTTAGGGTTGTGAGAATGCAAGGTGTTGGCTTACCGGATCTTAGAGATGAAGATCTTGTATATGCTAAAGCTGCGCAATTACCTGGTAGAACGATTGAAAACGTTAATGCTTCATACATGGGGTTAAAGTTTAATATTCCAGGGGCTGTAACATATGACTCATCAGAGTCATATGACATCACATTTTATCTTGATGCAAGTCAAGAAGATTTAAGAACTAAATTTGAAATTGCATCAAGAGAAATCTTTAACGATGGTCAAAGCACTGGTGATTATTTGATTCCAGGTGTAAACAATCTTATTGTACTTTCACAGTTAAATAAAGATCTTACACCACTTGGTAATTATTATAATCTCGTTGGTGCACAACTACGTAAGATTGGTTCTCTTGATTATAAAATAGCTGAAGGTAAAGGTGATTTAATGGAGCTCAAAGCTACCATGTCCTATCATTACTATACCGTTGGGGCTATTGGTCAGGCTCTTCAACAACCACTTGGATCGAATTGATGGGGCTATAAATAATTAGGTGCCAGACGCAACCTTACAGTTCCTTAATTATATCTCAGGGCAGTGGGATCAAAGTATCCCACTGCGCACTTTGTGGACATTACAGTTTGGTGATTTACCAACAATAGCTGCTAATGTTAATTACATACTAGGTAATACCGAACGAACCAATTCAAGTGTTAATAAGTTTCCTGTTAATTTCCGTATAAGTAATACTGTATACGGAAATTCTACTATACCTACATTATTAGCACAAAAAATTAGTTTTCCAACTGACTCTGTTTCAACTGCTTACACTGATAACACAAATATGGGGGGTTTAATAGGTGGTTTTTATACAAATCAGCGTGAACCGTATAATCAAATAACTATTGACTTTTTAGAGACAAATAAAGATATTATTGACTTTATTTTGAGACCGTGGATGATAGCCGTTGC